CGCCTCAGTAAGTTTTGGGGCAACCTTATGTTGTCCGACGTCAGCAAGGCGAAGTGTAACGAGTACGTCAAAGAGAGGGGGAATAAGGGCGGGGCGCGCCGGGACCTAGAGGACTTACGCGCGGCCATCGAGCACCACGCTGAGGAAGGCTTTCACCGTGGCGTGGTAAGGGTCAAACTGCCCAAGAAGGGATTGCCTCGGGATCGTTGGCTGGAGCGGAAGGAAGCCGCTGCCCTGCTGTGGACCTGCTGGCGCGCGCGAGAGGTGCAGACGGTGCACCGGGGACCGAACAAAGGCCAGAAGATCGAGACCGACAAGCGCCCGCTACGGCACCTCGCCCGCTTCATTTTGATCGGCCTCTACAGCGGGACCAGGGCCGGCGCCATCGCGTCTGCGTCGCCGATCCCGGCTGTGGGGCGGTCCTTCGTGGATCTCGAGCGTGGCGTCTATTACCGACGCCGGCAGGGACAGGCCGTCACGAACAAGCGCCAGCCACCGGTCCCGATTCCGCCGCGCCTGCTGGCCCATCTGCGCCGCTGGCACGCTCGCGGCATCATCAAGAACCACTTCGTCGAGTTCAACGGTCAGCCGGTGAAGTCGGTCAAGACTGCCTTTGCGCGCGCGGTCACGATCGCCAAGCTGGGCAAGGGTGTCTCGCCGCACACGCTGCGGCACACCGCCGCCACCTGGTTGATGCAGAACAGCTGCGACCCATGGCAGGCCGCCGGCTACCTTGGCATGTCGGTCAAGGTGCTGATCGATGTCTATGGCCACCATCATCCCGACTTCATGAAGGAAGCCGTGACCAAGATTGTGGGGAAATCTACCGCCACAGCTTCGCCGCAGAAACGGGGCCAAAAGGATGGTAGCAACGTCATCCCAATAACTAGAAAATAAGGGGTTTTTCGACCGATGTAGCCTGTTCCCGGCGCTCATAACGGTCTGGTTGCAGGTTCGAGTCCTGCCGGGCCCACCAATGAGATCAATAGCTTGCACCGGCCTCGCGCGGCGTCGATTTCCAACCGCCACAGCTACCGCCACAGAAACGGTCCCCATCTGTTCGAAACCAACGCTTCGTCGGCCGCGATACAGCAGCATACCCTTGATTGCAGTCGAATCCCACTTAAGCTCACGATAGCGGAGGTGGAGATGACTACAAAACGCGCAAAGACACGCTTTCGGGTCGCCGAGCAAGCCAGCGGGCAGCCCATCCTTGTCTTGGAACCACTTTCTGGTGACGATCTGCAACTCTTTCAGAAATCAATTGGCTTCGACCTTCCACCAGCTACTTCAATCGAAGATGCTCAAGAACTCGCGAGGCTGTTGAACAGCAAGCTGGTTTATATCGCGGAGTGGTAAGATGAAATATTTCGTGAGTTTTCAATTTCTTCCGAAGGGCGCCGATCGTCCGATAGATCACCTAAGCGCGTCTGACTTCGAAACGGATGGCACGGCCCTCATCCCCAATGTTGGTGACTACGTTCAAATTATACGCGTGGCCACCGCAGAAGCTCCGTCTTTCGACGGTAAAGTCAGGTCGCGCCTGTTTCGCTATTTTGAACGTGAATCTTGCGGCGTAAACATCGTCGTAGCCCAAGACGAGGATGATTGGGGCAAACTGATTAAGGAATGAACTTATGGACGATCAGGAATGGAATTTAAAGACGGGACCTGCGGTTTTGGTTGCATGCCTCGTTCGCACCCTCCAACAGACAGATCCAACATTTGAAGAGAGATTTTTAGAGATCCTAGGCAGCGCGTATGATCATTTTAAACACGACCACGAAGCTTTTCGGAGCGACGGGAGTCGTCGCGACATGATCGGTGTTCTTGAAAGCATATCCTGGACGCGAGAAATGCTCACCGGTTGGAGCAACATCACCGGTCAGGGCGAGCCATTTCTAAAGTAGTCCGCATACTCGTCGGCCTAGGTCGCGGGAGTTGGAACAACGTGCGTTAGTCGTCCCACAGCCCGCGGCTCACAGTGTCGCCCTTCGTCCTTGAGCTGTCGTCGTATAGGACCTCATCAAGCGACAACAGAGGGCTGTTGCCGAACTTTGCAAACTTGCCATGCTCGCGGCTGTGCTGGCTCATCAGCCATCTGATGTACGGTTTGAGGCCTCCGCGGTTGAGACGGCCTTCGATCAAGTTCACGAAGATGGTTTGAACTGCATCGTTCTTTCCGGGGAAGTAGTCGGGCAGCATAGCTGGAATTGCGTGCATGTCCGCGGGGTCCCAATCGTATCGGAACGTGCCCGGTGCCACACCAGCGATCGGATCTCGCAGGCTGATTCTGCTTTCGATCGCGTCGCGCACAAAGTTATTGAAGCCAGGATTTTGTAGCCGATAACGGTAGAAGACGACTGGACTAATTATGATTAGTGATGAGTTGCGCGGGCCACCTCCCATCGGTCTTCCGTGACAAATTTGGCTGATCGTGACTCCATTCTTCAGCGCTGCCGTCGCTCTTTCGATCTGCCCGGGTTTTAGAACTCCGGCTCTTGCATTGCGAAGCTTGTCGCATCGTCGGCAGCGTCTACAGACGTAGCCGTATCGAAAGTAGATACGTCCTTGGTCCAAGTCGTGACCGTACTTGCATAGGCGCTTATATAGCTTCGGCGATTTCAAGGCCTCCGTAGCCTTTGCATTCCGCCTTGCCAATCGCATAGCTCGCTTTCCCCAAGTTGGGCGCAGCTCGCAATGTTTCTTAAACCGCTTATTTGTCGCAAGAGCTGGACCGAATCTTTTGCCCCCATTTGTCAGCCGCCGAAGCGTGCTTCCGGCGACCAATTTCCTCATGAAGAGTTTTTCAAGGTCGGGCGATAAACCCGGCGGGGCGTTGCGCCACTTCAGTTCAGCAATTCGGTGCTTCTCGGAACGCGAAAGGACCTCGGCCATCGTGCCTCCACAGCGCAGAGAATTGCGCAGTGGAAGGACGCACCTGAGTCGAGGCAGGTCAAAGGCTGCGATGTGTTAATTCACCGAAACCCACTCTTTTAGAGAACCCGCATTATCTTGTTCAGGGCGATCGTCGGCTGCATGTTGGTGAAGGATGAGCCATTCTGCCCTGCGAACGGTGTCCCGGTGAAAGTCGCCGTCGTCGTCGCCTGAGAAGCCGAGAGAGGGGCGCCCGAGACACCAAACGCGCCGCCGCCTCCAACGCCGGAGCCGCTGCCGGAGCAAATCAGTTGGCTTTGCCCGTTGATCGTGATCGCGCCATTGCTGACGGAAATCGTGCCGGAGGGTGTTTGAGCCGGAAGGTTCGCCGTAACAAGGCCGCTCGACTGTCCACCGCCCTTAGCGCCAAGGGTGCTGCCATCCGGCGACATGGTCGACGAATTGATGACCGTAGCAGTGCTATCGATCATGGCGACGACACGCCCGCGCAAATCCGGAAGCGTGAACGTCGTAGAGCCATCGCCCGAACCGTAGGTCGTTCCGATCAGTGAAAAGAGGGTTGCATAGGTCGTGCGGGAAATATTCTGCCCGGTCGGGATCACGAAGGAAGAGCTAGGGGCTGTAGACCCGGTATAGTCCAATAGAGTACCGAGAGGCACCAGCGCCGGGCTGCTGTAGAATCCATGCAGATAAAAAGCGTTGTCGCTGCTGTTGTAGAGCGCGACATAGGGAGAGCCCGCCACAAGCACGCCGGAAGGCAATTCAACGTTGGGCGCCGACCTGAGCGCCTTTGCACCGAGTCCGTCCACATTCAACGTCACCGTTGCACCGTTTGTCGCGTGCGGCGTGAATGCGATCAGCTTTCCGCCCATGTTGGAGAGCGAGTTGTACCCTTGATATGAACTCACCGTGTAGGCCGTGCTGGTGCCGCCGGTGACGATCGCGCCGCCGACGTCGTCTCGATACTTTGCGAGAGCGGCCATTGCAGCACGCGCGGAGTCGTTGAGGCTGGAGGGCGCCTGACCCTCCTGGTAATTTATGCTGCTGTCCGCGGTCGCATTGGTGGCCGAGTCCTGAGACCACTTGTAGAAGGTCATTCCGCTTTATCCCCTGTTGACAAAAAAGCCCAGGTTTCCCGGGGCCAAAGCAGCTTGAAGTTTCGAGAGGTCCGGCGCCCGCCGCGGCGCAAAGAAGATCGGAGGCGCCTGAGCCATTTGGAGAGCCGACATATCGCCGACGCCACCGCCTGATGACGGCGCGAAAATCGGCGGCTGAGCGCCGATGTTGAGCGTAGGGCCGGCAGGTCGAGCGTTGACTGGAGCCGGCGGAGCGTTGAGTGGGGTTGACGGAGCTTCCGCGATGGGCGCGCCGGGCAGCGCCGGCAGAGGTCCGCCACCGCCATATTTCGCATAGGTCGCAGCCGCGTACCGCGCCCGCTCAGGATGGGCGCCGGGCACGTTCCAGTCCTTCGGCCGCTCGAAGGCGAGCATCGCCTGTCCCGCCTCTTCGGGCGTCGTGGCTGCCAAAAGCCGCCGATAGGCGGAATTTTCCGACGAGTTTAATTCCCGGTGCAGGAAGTCCAGCTGTAGATTAAGGTCGGTCCAAGGGACGCCGCGGGATGCCGCGTAGTCCCTCAGGGCCGCAGCCCGGGTGCCGTTCCATTGCGCAATCCCGATGCTGTCGCTACCGTCCCTGCCGTCTCCGCTATTGGTCGCGGCTGGGTTAAGATCCTGCCCCGATTCGCCCTGGAGGTTGCCGACGATGCCGGCCGCCTGGTAAGGCGCAAGGCCCTGGTTGACGAAGTAATCGAAGGCCGCTTGGCTATTGCCCATGAAAGACGATCCAAAGCTGGTTGATCTGGAGCCGTATCGGTGGAGGTCGGACAGGCCGAAGCCGCGCGAACCGTTCTTCGGTCAAGGCGCGGCGCCGTTCGTTGTTGAGGTGACTGTGGGTGTCGTGGCGCTAGGGCTGCTGTTCCTCGCCTTCACCATGGCGGGCGCGGTGAAAGACAAATTCAACAGCGTGTTCTTCAGCGAGGAGAAGCCAGCGCCGATCTTGCAGCCCGGTCAATCAACCACGATCAACGGCGTGAAGATCGAACGCATCAATTAGCGACGGTTGGAGGCGTAGACGTTGGGCCCCTCTATCGCTGCTGAGCCAGCCGCGGCTCTACCGGCGTTGCGCGCCAGAGCTTGCACAAACTCGATCCGCTTGACGGTGTCGGTCACCATCTTTGCAAGCTGATCCGGCCGAATGTCCTTGCCGGTCTGCAAGAGGATATCCGCAATCTGTCTGCGGACCTCCGGCGTGTTGCCCGACATGACATTGTGGCCAGCCGCGAGAACGCTCTTAACCGCGCCGTGCCAGTCGCCTTTGACGATCTGCCCAAGCACATGCGGATCAACGCCCGTCGCTTCGTGATCGTTCAGATTATCAACGGTCTTAGACCCACCCAAGGCATGGTTGCGAGTTTCAAACATCGTCTGTTCGCGGCCGATCTGTCGCTGCAATTGATCGCCGCGTCCGGGCACCGTGAACGCGTCGAACTCCTGTCGGGTTGCGTCAGACGTGAACGGCCTCGCCTTGTTCGTACCGAACGGCGCGTTCTGCACATAACTGATTTGGGGATCTGCGTAGCCGCGGCGGAAAGCGGTTTGCGCCTCGGCGTCCGGCAGTTCGTTGAACGCGCGAATAGCGTCCTCTGGCCGGCCAGGCTTCGAGCCGGTCAACTTGCCAAGGTCTAAGGCCTCGATGCGGCGCTGAGCGACGCGGTAGGCATCGCGAGCGGCCGAATAGTTGCTGGATGATCGAGCCAAGGCCTCGTCGAGCGCGTCCCGGATCGGCATCAGCTCATTGACAAGAGCACCCTGCTTGTTCTCGGTCGCTTTCGCGATCATCATGTCAATGTTGGTCTTTGCACGGAACGCGTGATTGACATTGGAGAGCGTGAGGTTAGGCGCTGCGAGATAGGAGCGCGCTTCCTTAAGAGCGTTGCCGATCGGATCGCGAAGAGCAGCCTCTGCCTGTTCGATCCCGGCTCGAGCCCTAATATCGGTAGGCACGGCGCCTTGAGCGCGGGCGAGGTTGTCGGCCGCCGGAGAGATCGACCGGTTCGCAATGGCGACCGGCGCCGAAACGTCAATCGGCGCGGTCTCTCGCTTCACGGGTGCATAGTTGTGGCCTGCTTCGAAGTTGGCGGCCTCCACCATACCTTGCCGCGTCTGCTCTGCAGTCTGCGGTGCGTCAAAACCTTCGCGCAGCGCGGTAGCGAGCCGGCGGCCCTGATCGCCTTGTCGGGATTCGAGCGCTTGCACAACTGCCGTCCGGCCCTCACCAGGCGCACGCGCGACCGTCGACAACATCCGCTGGCCAGCGTTGCCCATCGCGTCTGCGAGCGTGAAAACGCCCTGCCCCTCGTTCGCGGCATGGACGGCATCGAGGCTAAGCTGATCCGGCGCGATCTTGCTTTCGTGGATGGCACGGGCAACCTGTCCCTCCGCAAAGCCCTTCGGGTTGTATCGGGCCATAATGTTGGAGACGATCGGGGAAAGAATACCCTTTACCGTGCCGAGCACCGTAGGAGCGGCGCCGCCGAAAACAAGACCGCCCAAGCCGCCCTTAAGAGCATTCTCCGCACGTTCGCCGATGCCGTTGCCTTCCATCGCTCCTGAGAATGCGCCCATCAATCCGGCATCGCCGGCAGATGCGAGGGAGCGCCTGATAAGACCGGCACCTTCCGGCAGATATCTTGCGAACGTAGCGCCAGTCTTTGCCAAGCCGCCGCCGGCTACCGCTCCGCCAAGAGCCTCTGTCGCAGCGCCCAACGTCCCGGTGTTCTGGCGTGCTTTGTCCATCAGAAGGTCTTCGCGTGCCTTGGCGTAGTTGTATCCCTCCACGGGACTGAACGTGCCCTGCCGGACCATTTCGGCCGGAGTCATCGCCAGTGCCGAAAGCGTCGAGTCTGCGCCGAAGGTGGCGCCGTGAACCAGGCGCCTGGTGTAGCCGTCCTGGAGCGGCACGCCCGCCTGTTTCAATCGGTCATACTCTTCGACCGCCGCGTCTTTGTACTTGTCGGGCTTCGGCGCGCTGCCCAAGCTGGAGAGCGCCCGAACGGCCGACTCCTCGTTGTCGGCTTCGATCCGGTATGTACCGCCGTCAGGCCCCGTAAGCTTGTAGGTTGCCATCAGTCAATCCGCTCAATCTGGACGCCGCCGATCGACGTCTTTTCTCCAGGCTTCAGGGAAGCGGTGGGCGGCGTTGCCGGATGGGAGCCGCCGCCATCCTTGTCCCTGAACGTTTCGGCACGCTGCCGCTGAATTGCGCGATGCATGACCTGAGCCTCCATCCGGAGCTGATCCAAGGCCGCGGCGTAGGCCTCGGGACCGTCCGCCGTGGAGAGGATCTTGCGCGCATATTCGATGTCGCTTTCACGCAAGGCGCCGGTTGGATTGATCGTGCGCGCGTAGTCCTTCGCCGCGGTATCCGTCGCGATCAGAAAGCGCTTCAGGACCGGGTTGGAATGTTCTCGCTGCCCCATCTGGACCAGCTTATTGACCGTCATCCATTCGGTCCGAGGCATCGCCTCAGAGGCCGCGAGCGCGAGCGGTAGCGATTCCTCCATCGCCTTTTCAGCCACGCCAAAGTGCGTGCTCTTTGTGCCGAGCGCTCGGGCGCCTGAGACAAGCTCTGCCTGCCTGGCGATGTTGCGCAAGATGCCGTCTGCATCCATCCCCTTCTCTTCGGCAATCTCGGCGGCGCGCTGCTGAATCTTGAGGATGTTGGCCGCGCCCTGAGCACCACGCCCGAGCCCCGTAAGCGCCTTCGTATCGCCGGCCAAGACGCGATTTGCGAGAAGGTCAGTCGTCTTTTCGTCGATGGTCGCAGCGTCGTTTCTGTCTTCGTTCTTATGGAGGATGACGGGCTTCCCGTCCGGGCCGGTCTGGTATAGCTCGCCTCCCCTGCCGAGCACTTTCACGCCGTTCGGATCCTTGTCCTTGCTGGCGATGAACCGCTGATAGGAGATCGGATTTTCCCCTTCGGGCAAATGATCGGTGTAGTACTGATATTCCGCAACGCTTGTCGGCGGCTTCTCGGCTGGCGTATAGGCGCGCGTCACTTTGCCGTCCTTGTAGATGTAGCCTTCGCCAAGCGCGGTTGGCGGCTTGTCGGGCGTGAACGCACGAACAATCTTGCCTTCGCGGGGATCGTAAACGTATCCCTCGCCGAGGGACTGAATATTTCGAGGGCCGAAGGTTTGCGTCACCAACGTCTTCATGAGCTCGGGATTGAGCGCCGCGGCTTGGGCCACCTGGGGATCGACACCGCGCTTAACAAGCGCGTGCTGCGTCATGTTCATGGCTTGGTTGGTCTTCGTCACCGGGTCGGTGAAGTTGCCGGTCAGGGCACCGATGATGCTGCCGCCATTGCCTACGCTCTGCAGGCCGGCGTTGATCCGGTCGAGGAAGCCCGTGCCACCAGCCTGTGGCGCCGTGTAGCCAAGAGTTTGAGCAGTGGGCGGCGGTAGGTTTGCCTGGATCACGGGCGGCGGGTTCGCCGGCACGGGACCGATGCCGGGATCCGGCATCAGGGACAGTGGTGCGCCAGGTCCAGAGCCGTTCGGTGCCGTGCCGTACTGCGCGACGTCGCTCGGCAGCATCGGGCTCGTCGACTGCTGCCAGGCGTTGTTCTTCAGAAAGTCGAGCAAACCCGAAATGTTGCCGTTGCCGAAGTTGATGCCGTCCAACAGACTAGCCATTTAGGCCACCTTCCGAACCGAGCGCTCGGTTGCGAGCTTGTAATCGACAGCCTTGTATTTGCCGATCATGCCCACCGCCTCGGGAGCATACTGTTCGACGTCCTGAGCCATGAGGCCGATCTGGAAACCGGGCTGTCCTTTGTAGCGATAGCGATAGACCGGCGTCCCGTCGTTGAGCCGGCCGACTTCCGCAATGTCTTCCTTGGCATTCCGATCGGAGATGAACTTGATCATGTTGCCGGCCGTGGATGCGCCGCCAGCCCCACCGCCGCCAAAGAGGCTTGCGAGGCCGCTTGTGATGCCCATGAACTGCTGAACACCGGACATCTGGTTGGTCGTCGTGCTGCTCCCATTGTTCTGGGAGCCGAGGCCTGCGATCGGGATTCCGATCTGCGCGAGCAGACCGAGCGCCTGGACGGGAATGCCGCGGCGCTGCGCTTCGGCCGCAAGGGCTGCGTTCGCGCCAGTATTTGCCGCATCCGTCGCCGCTCCTGCCGCCGTGACGCCCTGGCCCCGGTTGACAAGATCCTGCTGAGTAAGTCCGGCCTGCAGCCCCGCCGTCGTGTTGCCGGCATCGTAGATGCTCTTTGCCGCGCCCTGCTGAGCGTTGCGGTTCTCGTTGAATTGAGCCGTAAGGACGGGGGCGAGGCCAGAGGCCAAGCCGCTTGCCAAGGCCTTCTGATTATAGCCCGAGAAGTCCCGACCTGCCGCCGCAAACGATCCGTTGACACCTTGGGTGATGTTGTCTTTGAGCGCCTGGATTTGATCCCCGATGCCAGGCGTTTGCATCGGGTCATAGTTCGTGTTCGATGCAAGCGGCTGCGTGGCCCTCAGATAGGCCTGATACGCGTCGTTGATGTTGCCAGACTGAGCCGTTGCATTGCCGCCGTTGAGAAGGTTGGTCGCATAGTTGGCGATTGCCGGCGCAAACTGCGTGGTGGAATTATTCGCGTTCTGAACGATCGTGTTTAGCGCACCGTTCTCCGCCGACGTGACGCCCGTGTTGCTCAATCCACCCTGCAACTGCGTCAGCACGTTGTTGAGGAACGGCTGCGCAGGCGACCAAGGCTGCGTCTGGCTCTGTTGCGTGGTCTCGCTCTTGCTCTCGCCACCCATGCTAAACGTCTTTCTCCAAGATGGTGAACCTTGCGCGGTAAGCGCTCAACACTCGCTCCCAGCCTCGCCGTCCCACGATTCGAACCTTTAGGGCGCCTTCGGCCTTCGCGTAGTTTTCGATTTGCTCTATGAGAGGAAGCCACCGCTTCCGGTCATGGCCAGAGCAGGCCACGATTGTGCAAACGTCCCGCGTGAGATGGGTTGTCGCTGCCGACAGGATCGTGGCACCATCCCAAGCAATCCAAAGCAGGTGATCGCCTGCCAATACCTTCTTTTCGATTTGATCGAAGTCGCTCAACCCGGTTCGCTCGATCGCCGACCGTATGTACTGGCGAGCGAAAGGCCAGAAGTCAGCGACGCGCGCCGGATCCACGCAAATCAGCTTAGCCGAGCAATGCATATTTGAACGTTCTGCCGCTCGTCGCGCTGTTCGCGTGGTTGATCGTGAAAGAGCCGTTGTCGACGGCTGAGACGTACATGGTGCCGTTCCCGACCTCTGCCGCCGCATTTGCGGTCGCTGGCACCAGGATCGGAACGCTACCGCTCGAGCAATTCGAGTCCGTCACTGTCGTGGTCGCGGCGCCGGTAGTCAGCGTCACCGAACCAACAGCGTTAGACCTACCAGACGCCAACTGCTGAATTGCCAGAACGATCTTTTTAAGGTCGGTCTCTGTGATGCCGGGGACGGAGGCAGTCATATGGCGCCGCCCGCTCCGACGTCAGGAACGACGCCAGCGAAATAGGTCCAAGAAGTGCTTGCCGGAATGCGAGACTTGAAGCGCGAATATCGCGCGTCTCGCATCATGTCACACCGGCCGGTCCGGGAGTTCACCAGAACCTCGGTCCCAGCTGTCGAATTGCTGGAAAGAGTGTCGCGATAAGAAAGGGAGCCGTAGAGCGTTGCGGCATCTGTCACGGGCCGGAAGCCGCGGATAGACAATCTGGCGTCGTCGGTGCCCTGCTCAGAGCTCTCGATAGTTGCTTCCAAATTGTCGCCGCGGAAGAACCCCAGAACGTGCGACGAGGAGAATTGCGCAAGCTCCGGCTGAACTGCTGTCGCATATGCGTCCAATGAGAGCGACATGGCATCGACGGACGGGGAGATATCATCCAGCGCCTCTAGCGTGATGCCGGATTGCGACACACCCAACAGAAACTCTCCGGTCATTGAGACCGGAAAGAACTTGTCGAGCACGAAATCATAGCCGATGACTTTGTCATAGGCCGTCCCGATTGCGCCTGCCGCCGACTTATAAGCCCAATAGACGCGAGTTGATCGCGGATCAGCCGCTCCGATGAAGAGCTGCAAGTTGCCCTTGTCCAGGTCCAGTCCGAATGTCCGGTCAACTCTTTCACGGCCGATCGGCTCAGGCACGCCGCCCGGCTCGATCTTGTGAAAGCCCTGCCCCGCGTAGAAGAAAATCTTCTCGCCAGCGCAGATAATCGAATAGGGCGCATAAAGGCCCTTGTCCTTCGTGATGCGGTCAATCTGGAAGATGAAGGGCGAGCCGGCAACGTAGGACATGCGCCGGATGGCCTGGTCCTGGAAAACGACACCGTACTCACCACCGGCACCGCCGCGGACAACACCACCGTCAGGGAAGTCCTGAAAATCTGAGCTGTTGACGCCGCTCGTCCATGTCGTCGTCGCGTTGAGGCCTGACCACTGAATGCGGTAGGGGTTGGACAGGAGGCCGAAGAGGACAAGGAATCGACCAACGACAGCGATGTACGCGGCCTGCGGCGGAGAGCCGGCGCAATCTGCAAATTCTGTCGACGACGATAGGTCGAAGACCTGCAAGACAACGTTGGCCTGCGTGGCAAAGACGAGACTGCCGAACTGTGCAAACTGCCACTGCGCAGACGACGTCAGGGCCGAATAGTCGCTACCGCTCTTTGAGACGTCGATCCAGCTATAGTCCGTGTTGTTGAGGCGATAGAGCTTGGTTGAGGTCGCAGCGAATGTCACCACGGACCCGTCAGACTTCAGAGCGTAGAAGCCGCCGCGGCAAGCGGCCGGGAGTGCCGAGGTGTAGGGAGAGAACGAGGAGAACGGGCCGTAACCGTCACCACGCGGGATGACGTTCAGGACGTTCCGGCTGGCTGTCGCCAAGTAGTCGGACACGTCCGGGCGATAGTCGCCCGTGGCGATGAGCGGCATCTATTCAGTTGTCCATGAGGTTGAGGGCGCTGCAGCCGGCGTCCATGTCTCGGTTTGTTTCGTGGCGTTGGTCCAGTTGGAGGACGCCTCCCCGCTCAGGGTCCAAGTCTCGGCCTGACCAGTTGCAGCCGACCAAGCATCGGCATCGAAGGGACGCTGAACCCAATTGACGAAGTCGCGCGATAGGTCGGCATCCAGCCCAACGACAACCAGACTCGCGGCGAGAGCCTGAAAGCCAACAGCGAACGCTCCAGCGCCGCCTGTCACAACAATTGCGCCGGCTTCGGCCACTTGCCTGGCGCTGAAGGTCGCGGCGAGCCCTGCTAAGGCAAAGCCGCCCGCGGCAGCGCTTTGCGCGATGGAGAAGACAACCGGCGCCGCGCTCAGCGAAAAGACACCGGTAGCAGCCGCGCCGAACGGAACACCGCTGCCATTCACAACGAATGACGCCGCGGCCGCCGCCTCACTTAATTTGAAAGCAGCGGCAACACCTGTCTCTGTGAACGAGCCAGTGGCAGCCGTCAGAAACGTGACCGGCGTATATGAGAGGACAATCAGGCCTTGCGTGCCGGCCGAACCCGCCGCACCGCCGCCGCCGCTGCCGCCAGAGCCGGCCCCGCTGACCGTGCTGCCGCCACCACCGCCGCCCCCGCCGCGACCTCCGCCGCCGCCCGCGCCGCCAGCGCCATAAGCGCCAGCACTACCCGCGCCTGAACCCGAGCCTCCAGGGCTACCATTGGTTCCGGGGACGCCACCGCTTTCGATGCCGCCCGAACCGCCTCCGCCGCCTCCGGTTCCACCTGATCCGGGATTGGCACCGCCGCCCGAACCATGCGAGGCATCCCACGTCGTTCCGCTTGTCGCTGCTGCCGTGTTGCCGTTGTTGCCCGTACCGCCTGATGATCCCGGCGAACTGCCACCCGCGCCGGACGGACCACCTGCGCCACCACCGCCACCACCACGGCCGCCGACACCCCCCGTACCGCCTGCGCCACCATTCGAGTCTGTCGGGAGTGCACCGGCCGAGCCGGATGAGCCACCTGCACCGGAAGCTCCGTTACCGCCCGCAAATCGGGTCGTGCCGACGCCAGCGCCAAGCGTACCGCCTGTACCAGATGTGGATCCGCCCGGGGCAAGAACCGTCCCGGTGCTGATGAACCACGTATTCCCGCCGTTACCGCCGACGCCACCACCCGCACCAACAGCAAGCGATACAGAAGCCCCGGGGGTCGTGGAGATCGTGACAGCCGAGTAACCGCCACCACCGCCACCCTGACCGCCTGAACCTCCCGTGCCGCCCGTGCCGCCTTGACCACCCGAAGGAAATGCGCCGGGGCTGCCGGTCGCACCTGTACCGCCGTTCGAGCCGTTATTACCGCCCGCGCCGCCGCCGATGCACTCGACATTGGCCGTCGAGCAGTCATTGGGGATGGTGTAGGAGGAGCCCGAGGTGATGAACACCACCGTCGAGAGAACGATCGGCTCCTTGAACGGAGCCTGCTTCTGGGTGATCTGCTGTTCGACCCGCCAGCCCTGCGGCGCACCCGTCGTCTTATCGATCTCAACGAAGAACGTCTGGTGCAGCAGCAGAACAGACGCGCCCGCCGACGCGAAGCGCAGCACGCGCTTGACCTTAGTGCGCCCCTTCCACTTTGGCGGGGCGATATAGATTTTTGTCACGCCAGTGTCAGAATGCCGTTCGTTTGATCAAGATCGACGGTAAACGTGTTCCCATTGGTCAGGGTGATCGACGCTCCGTAATCCCACCAGCCGATAAGCGGCTTTGAAGCGTTCGTGGAATTGTAGAGCACGGCATATTGAAACGGACCGATGCTGCCGCCGGAGGCCGTCCAGGCGGGGTCTGTTCCACCTACAAACTTGAACGTGCCGGAAGTCTGCGCGCCCGTGATTGTGCCCACCGAGGCGCCGCCTGCGGTATATCCGTTCGCCGTCGAGAGATCGGCCGGCGTGTTGTAAACCGTGTTCGTCGCGACCGGCAGCGTGTTGGTCAAATAGACCTTGTAAACGTCGGTCGTGCCAGTCTTCATGTCGTGCTGCTTGTTGGCAACGTCCTGCACGAAACACTGAAACTTGTTGAATGCCGCCATTTAGACCACCTGTCCGGAAACGCGGACCGTCAGCGGTCCGGCGTTGAATTGAGAGCTGATGGAGAGGCCGTTCAGGCTGTCGATGACGCTGGAGAAGCCAGCGCCCCAAGTCTGGATCCTGTCATCCGCCTTGATCGCGGGCGACGCCTCCAGGAGAGCACCATAAAGATAGGCGTCGGGCGCGAGCGTCAGGAGCCAATTGGTCGAGTTTTCAGCAAGAGCGGGGACGTTCTTGCGATAGACCATCTCCACGGTGTAGTCGCTATCTGGCGTCGGAGCCAATTCGATCTCATCACCGAGGATCGAGAAGAACGAGGATTGGCCAGCCGCGTTCGCAATGCTCGCCCGGTATTCGTCCATCTGCGTTCCGGAGCGGTACTCCAGGCATGGCTTGCCGGTGACGCTGGAAAGCCGGATGCGCCTCATGCTCTGGAAGTCGCTCGGAAGGGAGATAAACTCCGGCTCGTCGCTGCTGGTGTCGACAAGCGCGGTCGCGCGCGCCTCCATTTGTCGACAGAACAGGAGGCGGTTGAACTTGGCTTCCGCCAACTGAATAAAAGTCGGAATGCGGGCAACCAACGTCGCGTCCTGATCGCGGGCGAGATATTCGATGATCGCAGCCTGCAGGCTGGTGTAGTCGGTGATCTGCGTCATGCTGAGCCCCAACCGAGTTGCTTGCTGGCGCTATCAGTCCGAAGGTAAGCCCAATCCGGATCTTGAAGCTTGCGCTCAATCAGCTGATCGAACTCATCGGAATAGAGCATAAGACCGACGTTGCCGCGGTCCAGCTCCTCATGAAGCCACCGCTCCAGGATAATGTTCGGGATGCGCGCAACGTGCTTGCCCCAATCGCTGGTATATGAGTTTGCGCGCTGCTTCTTATTGAGATCCAGAATTGGCTCGACGTCCTGGACGCGAACGAAGGTGAACTTCTTTTCGCTGGCGTCCAGGTAAAGCTTGGTTTCGACCGGCACTAGTCGGCCTCGGTCACGTTGAGGACACCCGGGCTAGACACCTGCACGGCTGAAACGTTCTCGCCCGGGCTCACGATCACATATTCTGCCTGAAGCCCGGCCAGGTACGTGTCCGTCGTCGTCGCAGTAACGTTCTTACCGACCTTCACATAGGCGTCCGTCGTGACCATGATGCGAACGCGCGTGATGCCACTCCCGACTGCCGCGGCAGGACTCGCCGCTGTGGTCGTGTAGGTCGCGTATTGGGACAAGCCCCAACGCGCGACCTGTCCATGAGCTTTTGTCATGAAGTTATCCCTGGCGGATGACGGCATAGCAGTGCACGTTACCGCCGCCGGTGCCGGAGCCGGTGAACGCGAACTTGATCAGATCGTTCTCGTTGACGAGGTTGTTGCCCGAGATCGCGGAATTGGCGTTCGGGTCGTAGGTCGACGCGTAGTCGTGATCTCCGATCGCTGAGCCGGATTGCGTGATGACGAACGAACCGCCACTGACCGCTGTGCCTGCGATCGAGACGGTGCAGGTTGCATCTGCGGTCGAAACCGCAGAACCGATCATGGTGCCAGCGGCGATGAGCTTGCCCTTGAAGGGGGCCCTGATCACGCCGGCAACGCCAGTCGCGACGCTGGCTGCAGAACCGACAACGGAGTCGTCGCTGAGGGGATGGGGATACGGAAGGGGCATTCAGGTCTCCAAAAGAAAAGGGCGGCCGAAGCCGCCCGGGTTGAGTTGATGACGATGAATGCTCAGGAGCTGGTCAGGTCGAAGATGCCGCCCGACGACTTCTCGTTGCGCGCCTCCACTGCATATTCGCAGAGGACCGTGCTCGCATCGGAGTCACCGGTCTTCGCCAGAGGATACGAGAGGAAGTTACGGCCGGGCAGCGACGCGTAAGCCCACATATCGTTCTGGAGGACCAGCACGTCACGGGTGCGCATGAACAGGTCCGGGATGGCCTTCAGCTTGCCGAAGTCCGACTCGTAGACGTCCACCGCCGCCGTGATCTTCTTGCCGGCCTGGTCCTCCATCGGAGTACCGCGACCGGTGAACATCGAAAAGGCCTGCTTCTGGAAGCTGCCCATGTAGAGATTCCGGGGCTTGCCGCCGTTGTCATAGCACTTCTTGAGGACGCTCTTCAGAAGGTTTTCGGTGAACGGGCGCTGGTTGGCCGCCGCCGAGTCCACGCGAGTGCTGGTGCCGTCGGCCGCGGTCGGATCAGCACCGGTGCCGCCGCCCTTGTCGGTGTTGGTCTTGATCCAGGACAGCATGTCGGCGGTTTTGCGCGCCGTCGAGCTGTTGCCGGAGACCTTCGCCTGATTGGCGCCGGTCAGGATGGCCTCGATGTCCCGTTTCAGCTCCATGCCCTTGAGCATCTTCTGATAGTCCATCTCGTCGTCGCGGCCGGCGTGCTTGACCGACTGCTGTGTACCGGTCACGCGCGGGGTTTTGCGCGAGATCTGGCAGATGTTGCCGAGACGAACGGACGGGGTCGCAGCGTCGGCGGCATAGTTGTCGTCGCCTTCGAGCTGCGCGTTTCCGGTCGACGCGTTGGCCAGTGCCTGCGTCTGCCATTCGTGATTGACGGCGGAGGCCTTGGTCTTCTCGATGCCGGTGAACACCGGCGTTTCAGTCGGATCGATGCGATAGATGCGGTTGGAGAGATCTTCACGATTGCCCACCGCGGTATAAGTGGTGAAGGCAGAGGTCGCCAAAGTCATGTCTTGGTCCTTTTCCGTTTAGCGACGGGCAGCCGCCTTTCGCTCCAGTGCGTGGATTTGCGCACTGATCGCGATGGCCTGATTTCCGGTCGCAGATGCGAGTTGCTTTTCAAGGGCTTGGATTTGCTGCGTCGTGCTCGGGCTCGAGCTGCGCGCAGTACCGGGTCGCTGGACGTGCGGAACGGGTCTCGCCACGACAGCCGCTTTGGCCTTCTCGATATCGGCTAGCTTCAAGTCGCTATGGATGAGGCGTTGCAGCCGATGGTCGTAGATGGAGATTGACGCTCTCCCCTCCGCCAACTGCTGTAGTTCATCCGGCTTGAAACCGATCTCCTGAAGACGTTCGGCGGCCCGCTTAACCAGTACGGGGCCTTTCTCTTTGTCGAGAAGCTCGGGAATGTCCTTGGCTGCAAGTTCGTTTTCCTTCTGGACGTGCTCCGTCCATTTGTCCGCGAACTCTTTTTCCTGACGTTCCTTGACCTCCGCCGCCTGCTTGGACACCAACGCCAATTCTTTTTGGTGAAGGTCCCACGCCTGATAGCGAAGAGGATCCTGAGCCTGCATCGCCTTCACGTCGTCCCAGGTTTTGATATCCGGGAACTCCCGACGCTGCTCCCTTTCGAGAGCCTGAAGGTGATCCTGTACGCTGGCCTCATACTGTTGCTTGGCCTTTTCCGCAGCCTGGAGACGGTCCGCAAGGGCCTTCTCTTTGGTTGCGACCTCGTTTTGACTGCGGCGAAATTCCGCTTCCCGCGTGGAGGCGACGCGCGCGATGGACTCTTGCGCTTCACGGGGCCACGATTTGAAAGCTTCCTTTTCTTCCTTCGTCCAAGACCTCGGCGCCTCGACGGGGGGAAGGCTCTCTTCCGGTTCGATCGCTTCGGGCTTCTCTTCTTCGCCGGGGGCCTCCTCTTCAGGAGGGGCGGCGGCATCGGCCTCATCGGCCAATTCTTCTTCGCCCGCGGTCGCGCCTGCCGGTTCAGCAGCAGGTTTCGCGCGCTCAGCGGGCGGCGGTGTCACCATCTTTTGCCGATCGGCGCTCAGCGAGCGCACGGCATCTTCAAAACTCATGGACTCGGGAGCGTCAGCAGCGAGGGGAATAGACACGGGTTCGCTGCCAGCGGGCGAGCTGGTTTCGTCGGTCATCTACCTTTTTCCTTTGGTTTCAGTTAGTATGAGCCGGCGCTGGCCGGCCCTTTACGGCTCGACCTATCGGCCGAAAAGCCGAAAACGTTTTTGGTGCTCGGCAGCGGCGACGAGCTCTTCAATTTCCGCCTTTGCCAAAGAGCCGTTGGCCGCGACCTTGCCAAGATGATCACGAACCTTGCCGATGATATTAACGGCCAGGAAGAGCTTTTCGCGCGACGACACGTCCTCAACGCTAGTGACCCGCCAAGCAGCGATATAGGCTTCTTCGAGGTTCTTGAAGCTGTCCTGTAGAAGCTCATCGTTGAGAAGGCTTTCGGCGCGAGATCCGCGCACGGCGGCATCATGCAACGCGTCGTCGCTCATCTTCCACCATCCATTTCAAACGATGCTTCAATTTCTCGCGGACAATGTCGATCGACGGACACCATTCGTCCTGCTTGCGCTGCCTGATCACGCGCGCAGAGTCATACCAAACCGTCTTCTGGCTCGCTCTATTCCAGCGCCAGTCGCTCGCGTTGGTCGTGAGAATATAGACCGGCTTTCCGAGCGCCCCGGCCAGATGCGCGACAGCGGTGTCCACCGACACCACCACGTCAAGAGCCTGCACCAGACGGGCGGTGTCGCGCCACGACTGTGCCAACGGCTCCAGATTGGCAATGAAGCCGTCTAAGCCGAGGTTTGTGACCTCAAGGCCGGGCGCGCCGGCCTGGAGCGAGTAGAAGGCGACGCCCGGCAGATCGAACAGAGGGCAGAACTCGCCGAAGTCCATGGACCGGTGCACGTCCTGCCCATAGGCCGGATTGCCGCGCCATACCAAGCCGACATTGAGCTTGCCCCTTAGGGGAATTTGCGCCGCTTCCGCCTTGAAATACGCCGCCCCGCTGACGTTTGGGTAATCGACACCGCAGCGCCAAGGCAGAGACATGCTGCCGACAACGTAATCACAATCAAACGGGCCGGAGAGAGGAACGATTCCGTCCACGGCGATATTGTCCGCAACAAGATCAAGCAGGTTAGGAACAGGCCCGCATATGTGAACGGATGCCGCACCGAGCGCCCTCAGCTTCGGGATGAACCTGCAAAACTGGATAAAATCGCCGCTTCCCTCTTCATGGTAGACGACGACAGCCTTTCCGTTCAGGTCCTCTCCCTGCCAGTGCACGACGCCGTCCGGCAACTTCTGCTGAGACACCAGCTTGCCGCCGTTGTGCTGCATCTTCCGTTCGGCGCACTCCCGCCGAACTTCATAGGCCTTGAGACCTTCATTGAGCCGGCCGGCCGCTAGGATCGCCAGAGCGCGATCCTTCAGGTATTCAGGGTTTGGATCGATGTCATAGGCCTTCTGGTAGAAGTCCGCGGCCTTGTCGTTCTCGTTAAGCGTCCGGTATGCGATGCCGCAATGGTGATAGACCTTTGGCAACCATTCCGGGGTCGCAAGCTTCAGGCTCCGCAGATACAGATCCTTGGCCTTCCCGAACTCGCCTGCACGGTGCAGGGCTGAGGCGTAGTTGAAGACGGGACTGATCTCGTTCGGAGCTATCTCATAGGCCCGTTTGGCAAAAGGCAGGTAGAGCCTCGCGTTCTCCCGCTTTTCCGAGATGCAGGCGAACTGCTCCACCAGGGCGACGGGATCGTCCGGGTTACGAACAAGCCGCGCCGCCATCATGCGATATCGGTCGACGTTCACCCCTTCGTCTCCTCTGAGGTGCCGGCGGCGAATGCCGCGATGATCTCTTCGTCGGTCGCGCGCGGCCCAACGCGAACCTCCTTGCCGTCCTTCATGTAGACCTGGACGCGCCCGCCGTTTTCATAGCGCATCGTCACGCCAACCAACCCGGCTTGCCGCAGAGTGTGGATGCTCAAGCGGCCTCTCTCACCAGCTGCACATTCTGCAAAGTCGGATCGTCCTTGTGAACAGCGATGATGTTCATGCCGTTCGGGAGCACCCGATAGCCTTCATTCGTCAGCGCCGCGCCGATCGCGTCGCCATCGGACTTGATGATCTCGACAAACAGGATGGGCTTGCAGCGATCGATCGTTTCGCGCGCGCCATCCAGGGCCTCCGCTTCCATACCCTCAACGTCGAGCTTAAGCAGATCAAGACGCTTGAGCCCTAGGCTGTCGATCGTGATCATCTTCACCGTGGAAGTCGGTGCGCCATAGTCGATAGGCTGACCGATGAACTCGGTTCCGACGCGCGGCAGCAGCTCAAAGCTGCCGAAACTCCCTTGCTGCGTGTAGTCCGGCTCAGGAAACGATAGTTCGCCCGCCTGATCGGACAGCGCCGCCCAAATGGCCCGCACATTGAAACAATTCTGCAGGGCTATGTTCCCCGCGAGCGCGTAAAATATCCGTTCTTGGGCCTCCACGCTAAGAACGTTGCCCCAGCCCCGCATAAGACGGCTCCACTCGCAAGTGTGAACCCCAATATTGGCGCCTCCGTCGAGAGCCACGACACCGTCGCCAAAATGATTGCGGCGACAGAGCAACAGAGACTTAATTCCAGAGACGTCTCTTGGGTCATAACAACCGTTTTCCATGATCTGAGCGCCGACGCCGTAGAAGTCGCCGGTGTGCGAATGGTTGTAGTCCATCCGGTTCACCAGCATGGGCCCGTGATCAGAGGACACGATACAGAACGCGATCATTCAACGGCTCCGAACCTTCGCATTTCGGAGCGCCGCCGGCTTTCGTTGAGAAGGGGCAGAGCGCCCCTCCTTCATGAAGGTATAGAAGCGCTGAGCGACATCGAGCGCCGCACTATTCGTCCCGTCCGAGGGCTTCACGGAGTATGTCGCCAGGCGCAAGCACTCCAGCCGCAATTCACTGTCAGTGAGTTTCATTGTGCTCAACCTCTTCGCCCTCGGTCACAGCGGTGTCATCAAGCTCCGGCTTAGGCGCCGGCAGCACTGCCAGGGGTTCAGGCTCCAGCACCGGCGCTGCGTCGCGCTTTTCCGCCAGCGACCCCATAGCGGCACGGGCTTGGTCATTGAACTCGCTCGGAGCCAGGGGCTTGGGCTCCGGCTCGATGAGCACCGGCGCCGGATCCTTGTCTACGCGCCGAAGTTCGAAACCTTGCGCATAGAGCACGCTGAACACGCCCTTGACCTCTTCGTGATTGAAGCGGGACAGTTGCGTCTTGTCGCGAAGCAGCTGGATCGTGTCGTCATCAATCATTTGGCTTTGCCTCTTTGTTCATCTGCCCCATGGTGATGCAACGCGCGAGACTTGCGGACGATCCGAAAGTCAACGTCCGTTGTGCCGGTCAAGATTGTTGCGCGCTTTCCAGCGAGTTGAACGGCGGACCTGATCGATCGCTCGGCGTTGACGATCTGGTCACCGCTCCATGTTGGAGGGACGCGCACCAGGAGAATGTCACCATCCTCCAACTCGAGCCGGCCAATTTCTATCTGCTGAACGCTCACTCCGCCGTCTCCGGCTGATCGCGCTCGCTCTGCCTGGCTTCGTGGTCCATAGCCTTACCCAGCATATCCATCGCTGACCGCTCGGTTTCGTGCTGATGCTTCCGTTCGGCGTGCTCCATCTGAATACCCTGCAGCACCATCTTCCACGCGTGTGATTTCTCGTCGAGACCGTACTGGAGAAGGGCAAGCTGCGCCTCAAGGCGCGCCTTCATCATGGCGATCTGAATTTCCGAGTCTGCCTTGCGGTTCTGCACCGCGATATCGGCTTGGGCCTGGATACGCTCGATCTCCGCACGACCCTGCATCTGCTGCATGTCGAGTTGTGCTTTCGCATTTGCTGCCACCACCTTGGGATCCTGAGGTGTCGGCGGTGGCGGGTTCGCCAGCTCTCCCGTCTGCGGATTGAGCTCGTCCGGATCCTTGAAAAACCGATCTGGGTTCTTGTGGCCCATGATGCGCGTCAGATCGGAAGCGGAGTTGTAAAGCTCGCGGTCGCCCACAAGGTTTGTCTTGCCGCCCGCAATCATCTCTTTCTGGACGTTCGCAATCGCCATCGTCTGCGCGAATTGCTGAGCCTTGCTGCCGGTCCCGAGTCCGACATTGATTGTCATATCGTCGCGCGTTTTCCAGTTGCGCGGATTGACGTCGACCCATTGGTTACGGAGCCTGACGGTCTGTGTCTTCTGGCCGTGCTTGCGGATCGTGCCATGCAAGAGCGCGAAAATGTCCCGGACGCCTTCGGCCATGATGCGAGCAACGAGCTTGACCCGCATCTGCGAGGCTGAAAATACCTGAGCCACCGCGGTCGCCGATTGGTTCTGCAGGGCGTTGGCGTCGATGCCCTGAGACTGCTTGCTCACGCCCGTTCTGGTCTCCAGCTCGGCATCGAGGTACTGGAGCATGGGATAGATCGCAGGGCTGGCGTCTGGCGTCGTCTGCCAATTAATCGCGCCAATGGTCTTGGTGCGCACCACACCACCCGGCCGCGATACCAAAAGATCATCGATCGTGCTTGGGCCGGCTTTGTCCTCGCCAACCTCAACCCGCGGATTATTGTGAAGATAGAGGTTGTCTAAGGCACCGCGCTTCATAGCGGTCTTTTCGCGCTGGATCGGCATCACCAAGTCGGCAACCGATCGGCCGACAAAGCGATGAGGGATCGGCACCGGTGTCGTCGCCGCGAACGGGATGATATCAAACGGCTCGATGCAATCCTTGCCGTCCTTTCGCAGGATCTCGCCCTGCTCGCCACCGGTCATGACCTGATAGAGACAAGGGCGCCCCGTGCCCTCAAAGTCCATCCGAACATAATGCTCGGTCAGCCGCACCAGGCGGGCCGCCGTGTTGGTGCTGTCGCCTGCGCCGCCCTGATGCTCGCCAGCGGTGTCACGCTGGACCGTCTCAATGTCGGTCCGGCCGGTGTACGATTCCAGAGCCTTGATCTGATCTTCGTCATAGCCCTCGGCGATCAGGTCCGCCTCGGTCTTGGTGACGATCTCATGGAAGCAGTAATTGCAGTTTCGAATGTCGCGCGCGCCGCGCTCGATGCCGAACTCCTCGGGAGGAACGCCTAAAACCTTGGCCTGAGCGAGCTTCCGGGTCGTTACGATCGTGACATCATGGGTTGTGACGCCCTGGTCGGGCTGCATCGGAAGTGCACCAGGGACGAGCGCCGGCAGTCCGCCGCCCTGATCCGGCGGCGCCATGGGAGGAGCCTGCAAATCAGCCATCAGTAAACCGCTTCCTCATCGGCAGGGGCTTCCTCTCCGGTCTCTTGTCTCGCTTCCGTCCTGACCTCCACCGTGGCAGGGCCCGCCTGCGTCCGCATCGTGTGCGCCACGATCTGCATTTGACCGTTTGAGTTCTGGATGTCCTGTGCGAGCAGAGCAAATTGCGCATCCGTCATGTCATAGTAAGTTTCGCGCTGCTCCTCTTCGCGCTCATCCCACCAGACCTTGACGATGCCGACCTTTTGCAGAAGAGCGTCCTTGATGAAGGAATACAGGACCATGAAGCCGGGATTTTGCTGCATAAAGACGTGGTTGACGTAGTCCGTCTCTTGCTGCGCCGCGGCCTCATCTTCCTTGCTCACGGGATCGAAAATCACGACCTCGTCGGAGCCGGCAAAGATATCCATGAGCTGCGGCATCAGCCCCTCAATCACGTCGGCCACGTCGGTAGAGACGGTCTTGGACCTGCCAGGCTGCACCGGCATGTCCTTTTCCATGTCGCCGAGGTAATAGGCCATCGCGTCGGCGCGGTCGCTCGCCAGCGAAGAGGCGTTGAGGCTGGCCAAGGCATTTGCCTTCTCCGCCGACACCATCGCCTGCACGTCGGACACTTCCATTCGCTTCGGCTTGTCGTCTTCAGCCACTAGGCAACCCCTGATGAAACGTAGTCGAGAGAGCGATAGAAGCGCTCCTGGTCTTCGGTGATGTCGAGAGCTTCCCGCCTGATCTGCTTGCCGAACACCTTGGCGAGAACGTCGGGATTGTCCTCTGGCCGGAGCGCGTGGCGATACCTGACAGCGTCCACCGGCGTTCCGTCGCCGCGCGTCATGATCAGAACGCCGTTCTCAACGACGTAATAGCAAGTCGTCACCTGTCCGGGGTCGGAGCCGGACGGCGCGCGAATCTGTGCCATCACTCGATTGACCATCAGGCGTATCCGTTGTCCTGGTACTGAATTTTTCGGTGGAAGTCGGCGGCACGCGCCGGGTCCTCATAGGCGACGCACATCATGCCGAAGGCGTCGGCGCCATGTGAGGACCAATCGTGGTTTGGACCAAGCCCGATATCGCGGTCATCGTCCGACCGTTTTTCGTGATACCAGCCGAGTGCGTCGCGGCCTGCTTCCGTCGTCTCTGCGTTAAAGCGGATCATCGGGAAGAGCCGGCGCGCCGCCTCCATGCGCATCTTGGCAGCGCCAATGCCCTGGTTCGGGACAACACTTGTCTCAAACCCCGCGGACTGTAGCGCGCTCTCATAGGAGGTCTTGTGGACCTTCTCGCCGTGCTCGCCGTCATGCGGCAGGACGCAAAGAGCCTTGCCCCACCCTCGATCACGAAGCCACTGCACATGCGTTGCGAGCGGCTGGCCCTGTGCTTCGTAATAATCGAGAACCCGGATCTCGCCGCCGATGAACTGCGCAATCCAGATCGCCGTCGCGTCGGCTTTCGCCCCGGTGCCGCCGATGTCCCAGAAGGCGCGGACCGTCATCAGTGGGTCTTGTGCGAAAAACCCTATGCGGCCTTTGTTCTTCGCTTCGGTCAGTGCCGCTGCGTAGTACGCGCCGGCAACCACCGTCACGAAGCCACCTTCCCAAACGTGTTCATACTGATCCGGCCGCTTCTTTTTGTCCTCCAGGCGCTCAACGTTCAGCTTGGCGGGAAACCAAGGGTTATCCCGCCAATTCATCTCAACGATTTTCGAACTGCCGGGCGGATCGACGCGAAACCGCTTGTGCGTTGCGCTGTTCTTGCGTTTCGGGTTCCAGGTCACCCATATTTCCGAACCATCCTCACGGACGGTCGGGATGGCCGTGGTCCATGCCGGTTCAGACACCGGCTCGGCTTCGTCAACCCACAAGAGCCGGATCAGGCCCTTTGACTTGATGCTCTCGATATTCCGGCGCAACCCGATGAACGAGAAATCAATGCGTCCGTCACCGGTGCGAACGTACTTCTCGCCGACGTCGTATCGCTCTGCCAGGAAGGGCTCGGACGCAATCGCCGCCTTCACCTCCGCCATCGAGCTGTCATCGAGCGAGTTCATGTACTCGCGACCGCAGACGATCAGCCCGGTTTGCCCTGCCTGAGCGCAACGCAAGCCATGCACCGCCGCCATCTTGGCAAACGATCTTGTCTTTGCCGAGCCGCGCCCGCCGTAGGCTCCGCGGTACATCGCCTCCCCGAGAAAAACGGGGACAAGCTTACTCGGAAGCAGGATCTTCGGGGCTGACACCAACGAGCTCTATTCGCTCGATCTTCACCGGTCCGCCCCCGTCGCCCGTGTGCTGGATCTTGTCGCCGAACACTTTCGGCAGCACCTTGGACAAGAACCATCTTCGGGTATCGACCCGGAGGCGGGAGCGCTGGACGTGCTCGCCGTTGAGCGTGTAGAGCTTCTGATCGCCCTCGCCCTGCCGCTCCATCCAATCGTTCTTGCCGTCGTCGGAAATCTCTAGGATTTCATCGGCCATCGCGTAATAGCCGATCTCGCGTGCGCGGCTGAACTTCGCGGCGAAGCCTTGCTGGTCGTCAATCACCCAACCGCGAACAGTGCTTTCGGCCGGCATATCATCAGCCGCGCAAATCTCGCGAAGAGAGCGCTTCTCAGCGAGGAGCTGGCAAATCTTGTCGCCGATCTCCTCCGTGTACGTTGATGGACGCGCCATGCACTATCGCCTTGCGGCACCGAGCAGCGCCGTCACCCCGTACTTGCTGAACGCTCCGTAACCGAGCCCCATAGGGGACATGGCATGCGCAGCTTGCGACATAGGGACAGGGGCGCGATCTGCGACTGTGGTCAATGCCCTGGCCGGATCGATGAGACGACCGATCCAGTCCGGCCAGACGTGAACAATTGACGCTTCAATGCCGGTTTTCGAAACGACAACGTGCTGAATATGTCCGCCGATGCTGTGCCAGCTCTCATCATTCGACTTGTAAAAGCTGTTCGGCAGATTCCGCATCGCCTCCATTCCAGCGATGCCCCATTCGACAACGCGCTTGCTGTCCCATAGCGGACTCGGCCAATCGAAGTTCATTTCGCCATTTTCAAGCGGTCGCGGCCCAGGGGACATGTGCGTTTCCCCTTCTTCGGCGACGAAGGGCGCCACCCCAGGCATTAGATCGCTATGGCTGATCGAAAAGCCAACAACACGGCCTTTGGCCTCGGAATAGCCCGCAGCGGCCAAGTTGAACTGCGAGTATTGATCGCGCTCACCGATGTAGTCCACGACCTCACGCGTTAATTCCGGCGCAAGCGCCATGAACTGATCGATCGCCTTTACGTCTCGCTTTTTCAGCTTCAGCGCGAGGAGATCGACCAACAGACAGGATCCAACCGAGGTCCAGGCGAAGCCAGGCTTTGCCGGCGCGGCAAACGTCTTCAGCACAATCCCGCCAAGGTGCCCTGTCCTGTACTCTGTAATCGCGCCATCGGCGAAGATGTGAACGCACCCGTCTGAGGACGGACACATGAGAAATGCGCTCATTTGGGTTAGGCCCTCTGGGTTCTAAATGCACGCAAGCTGCGCTTCGGTTTGCGCGCCTTCTCCCGACGCCGCTTCGCCGCCGCCTCGTCCGCGGCCTTCGCGATCTCTTCTGGAATCTCGTTGACCTCCGGCCACATGCTCCGCGGGCTCGTCCCAGCCCAGAACGGCACAATCGATCCCAGGTAAAAGTCGCGCGAATGAACGTTTCCGCGGCTGTCGAACCACAGGCATTCCGCCATGTCGTCGGTGATGCTACCGATCTTGATCAAACGACCGGCTGCAAAGGCCATCTGGCCAGTCGCAATCTGCGACCGCTCAATCAGCATAGTGCATCTCGTTTGTTGTGACGCCGCTCACGAATGTTTCGCCGCCGTCGTCGCCAATCGGATCATCAAGCGAGAAGTCGTCTCCACCGGCCCGCAACCGATGCTCGGTGATGAAGACACCGACATACCGCGGCATGTCCTCCAGATCGAACTCGCCGGCACAGACGGCCTCGATCAGGTCCGCCATGATGTCGTCGCGGTCGCGCTGCTGCTCAGGGACACAGGCGTTTGCGACCTTGTAGAGCTCCAACTCGAGCAACTTCCCCTTCAGCTGGAACGTCGGCAGCTCCTCGGGGCGAGCCGGCCTACTCTTTCGGCGCTGCGCTCTCGCAATCGCCTTCGCTTCGTCAAGGCGCCGTGCAAAGGCCGGGTTTTCCGACCGGTACTTGCTGAGCAGATCGACGCCCGGCATGTCATCGCGCGCGACAACGTCCCCGATAAAGGCGCCAGCCCTAACTTCGGCCAGTAGCCGCTCGAAGACTTCATCGCGGTTGAACTTGCCAATGCGACAAAGCCGCTCGATGCGCGCTCGCTTGCACTTCAGGAACTTGCGCGCAAACGCCTTATCCCGCTTGCTGCGCGCTTGCATCCCGGAATAGCCGGGAATGCCCGTTGGCCGGTAGTCGATAAGCTGGCCGTCCCAACGATAGAGGCCCTTCAAGCCCTGATCAAACTGCTGTTCGGTATATGCGTTCCAGCGCAGGCCACTATCGCAGAGCTGCGAGATCCGAGCCCTGCGCGCTGCAGCGAAAGCCTCGCCGAAATCGGGATAGAGCTTGGCTCGATGCTCAAGCGCGGCGAAGTGCGGCAAGCCCGCTGGCTTAAAGGCCTCCGGCTTGGTGTCCGTCGCTTCGATGAAGAGTCGCAGCGACCGCTCGAAATCGTCGGCCGTCGACCGCTTTATCTCCTTCCGAAACCTGCCGTGTCGCTTCCTGCGCACACTTCACGACCTCGCAGCAAAACGCCCGCCGCGGATGATCCGGGCGGGCGCAATTCGGCACTCAATCTGATTTGCTACTCGATATTAGCCTAGTGACTGCAAAGGTCAACTACTCGCATGCCGAATTAACCATTTTTTAAGTGATAACTTGAACACGCGCGCTGGTTGCTTCACCCGTTGGTGGGGCGAGGCGTTAAAAATGGACGACTTAAAGGTTACATTTAGAGGTGGGTTGGCCGAACAGCACCGGCTGCCAGCATACGCAGCATCTCAGAGCCTATATGGTATCTCTCGGGCTTTACTGATTACCACGAACTATTTGAGCGAAGGCCGCGTTCGGCGCAGGGACTTTGACCCTCGGCGGCGTGGGTTCGACATCAATCTGATTGCAACTCGACCCGGCAGCTTCGAGTTTCTGTTCGAGATTTTAGCTGATCCAGCGGTCCATACTATTGGCCAGTCTGTAATCGGCAAGGTAGCCGGGGACTTCACAGTCGCTTTTATTAAGAGTGTTTTTCAACGCGTTACAGGCGGAAGTGCGGAGCCAGAGGTCGAAGAGCTCGAAAGCTCCGGCGAGCTCCACAGCGGCGACATCGGCGCGCTTGTTGAAGCAATCGAACCCGCTATGAAGGCGGCCCACAATACGGTCAATCACGGCGCCACCAATATCGTGATCGTTAGTGGGAGAGACAACATCGTTAATCTCGACGCAAGCACCAAGAGGTATGTTTTCGAATCAATTGCGGATGAACGGCCGCAGCAAAAAGCGTTTAGCATTGCAAGCTTCAATGCGAACTCCTTTACCGGCAGAGCATACGATTACGATCGACGACAAACCGTTCCTTTCGACTTGTTCAAAGGAGCCGATCGAAACACCCTATCCGCCATTATGAGCAGCATGGCGAGCTACACTCTGAGAAATCACGGTACGAATGAAACAGAGTCGCTGATCGCGATGGAATATACGTCAACTCTCGCGGCCGACGGGCGCGTTAAAAAAGTACACGTAATCAAGGCAAGAAAAGAACTTAGACAGCTTCGCGGATAGAAATCCCGTGCTCCGCCATTTCTTCGGAAATTACACGACGAATCTTTTCGATCGGTTCGTTTGTCATGAGATGCATTCCAACAACCATAAATTCTCTAGCCAAAAGGGACGTTGGTAACCCAAGCGGTTTTGCACGATCTGCCGCAAGGCGCACCCACTCTTCAGCAACAAACTCCAGATTTTCGTTTAACATGGAACACCCTCCCCTGGATTCTGCTGCCGACCTCGCAGCTGCCACTGCTCAATCAGGTCTTGGTGCCATACCATATGAGCATTGGGATAGATCCGGAACGCAGCGATGTCTAGTGCCGCGGTAGCGCGATAGGCAAGCGTGTCGAGCCATCCTCCCGGTTTTTGATGGATGGCCAAGTCACACTGAGCGGCCTTGGCCACCACCATGGCGATCCCCTTATCGGGCAACCAGAGTGCACTATCGACTGTGACAGGGGTCGGCGAGGTTCGCTGAAGCCGCGCTACGGCGATAGGTAGATCTTCTGCGTAACCCAGTCTGCACAGCGCGGGCATCTCAATCGCCGCCACGTAGACGCAGCAGAACTTGCCGCGTTTTAGGGCAATCCGGATAGGCTTTGAATAGTCGTTCAAATCAATTGGCATACGCGATCCTTGCCGCCTTGTTATGACCGTTCCGCCAGCGCTTGCCGTTCTTCATGAAGCCGATGCCATCGATCCAGCATTTGCCGTGCTGGCTGACCGGCAGCGGCGGTCCCACCAAGGACGGCTCGATGATAAAAGCCTGAGGATGGGCCCGCTCCGGCTTCTCATCGACTATGTCGAGGTCGATCTCGACACCCCCGAACTCACCGAGGATCAGCGCCACCGACTTGTCGATGCGATAGTGGATGGTGCGCTGACTGCACCGCTCCCGCTCGGCCATCCGCCAGATCGGCTCATCATGGGCCCAAGCGACAAGGCGGGGCACACCGCCGTGGTGATGCCCGAGCCACGCCAGCCAATCGGCAACGGTGTCAGCCTGCGCGATCTGCCTCGCTGTCGGCACCAGCCGCACACGGGTTTCACCATAGCCGTAAGCCAAGGCGGCGTCGCCGATGGCCCGATTCCAGACCTGACCCATGTTCTGAAACCGCATCTCAGCGTCTCCCGTGGCGTCGAGAACCACGATCGCGCGCTTGATGACCACCTTTAAAGCTGCGTGCTCCTGTTTTGGCGTCATTGCAGCGCCGCCTTGCTGTTCGGCATAGCCCGGGCTTCCAAGGCGAACTGCTTTACCTCCCGATCGATGAGGGTGATCAGCTCCTGAAATGTGTCCTCACCCATCTCCGGCCGGAAACGCTCGAAAACGTCCAGAGCCATCTTCGCGCTCTCGATCTCGATCATGTCGAGAACATCATTCGGCCAAGGCTTGGGGATCTGCGTCGTCTCGAAGAACTCGGTCATGCATTGCCGTACAACCGCCGACGCCTGTTCACGCCAGCGCGGATTTCTCATCAAGAACTCGTCCGGTGTCATTGAGCAGCCCCACAATCGATAATGGCGAGAGCACCTTTCGGCGCGAGACGGCATCCCCCGCCGCCTGGGGTCAGGTTGCCGACGATAAAGCCGGCATTGATCAGTTGGGTGTAGACGATTGCCGCAGCCAGTTTGGCCTCGCTGTCGACAACGCCGATTTCGTCTCCTGGATGGTCCCGAAGGAACCGGAGCGCCGTTAGGTGATGCTCCTTAAGCTCCATCAGCGCTGCCCATGTTCGTTTCAACCCATTCCAGTCTCGCGGAAATGCGGCGCTCGGCAGAGCGAAACGAGGCAAGCAGGACCGCCAGCCCGGCCGGGTCAAATGCCAGGTCCGAAGACTCCGAAACAGAATGATCTGCGATCGCATCTATTTGCGAAACGATGCTCGACACACTCATGCAGTCTTCGCCTCCTTGCAGCCATAAGCGCAATCGGCGCATGAGCGCGACCGAGCGTCACCCTGGTAAGTCTCATCACAGCCGGAGCAGCGCTTCAGCACCGGACCAGGCATCCAGCCCGATAGCTTCGGCCGCGCGTCGCGCTTCCCATGCAAGTTGGGTGATGCCGAACCTGCCGCCTTTTGGAGGGTAGTCGTTGGAGTTATTGATGCGACGGCCGGTGGCGGGTTTGGCCGCTGCCGCCGGTTCTTGAACCAGCAGATTGCCGTCGCCTTCCATGCCGGGGTCGACGGGTGCGCCGCGCGAAATACCGCGACGTCATGCTCGATGTTCGGAGCCATGGCCGGGATCACTCCAGCGATCTGGCTCTCCGTCATGCCGGCATACTCGGCGTCCGACAGGAGCAGATCGAGAGCCTTGATCTGCGTAGCGCCGATTGGCGCGCACCTCGCCTTGACTAGGATGGACAGGATCTTGCCGGCTTGCTCCTCGCCGCGCGCGCGAACGAGGCCCGCAATCGTGCTCACCGCCACGGTTGAACCGGGCTCATACCGCCCCGAGCCCGGTTGAGCGCGGAGCACGGTCACGCCAGCCGCCTGACACACCCGCTCCACCGCCAAGGCGTCGGCATCGCCCGCGGTGACGGCGGCAGCGTGTATCTGGAGCGTGGTGACAGCGACCCTATCCTTGTTCTGGCCGATGAAGGCGGCGGCGCGATCGGCGCGCTCTGCCACTGCAACGATCATCACCGGGATTTCGTCGATGTCCGGATGAGTGCAAGCCCCGATCGACGTGCACTGTCCATCCAGCAACTCGAGCCCGGCGTCGGTCAACACCGCGATCGGCGGCTTGAACTTGGCCCAGTTCCAGCCCGAGACGATGCGCCGGATCAGCTTCAGGCTCCGTTCGCTGAGGTCCCGCTGATAGCCCTCATCCACCAGGAGCGTGCCGGGATCGACCCATTCGAACAGCGGTTTCCCGTCCGCGATTATGCCGGGCTCGATGCCGTTGAGGGGGATTGCCTCGATGCGACGATGGGTCATAGCCCTGCTCCATTTGCCTTCAAAGACGACCTTTGGCGTTTCGCCTGACCATTTCCGCTTCGTGCGCGCTGTACTGTCGGGTCGGCCGAAAGCGGACAAAGTAGGACTTCAGCCATTCCAGCCATTGCCTCATGGGGAGCCCTCAGTTTTGAGTTCTCCTGCTGGCTGTCGCTGCGCCGGATGGACGTCGGCCTGAAGCCGCTCCTCCCGCATCACCGGGGCGTCGGCTATCACCCGAAGAGCCTTGATGACGTCAGGCAGATGCGCGTGATCGACAACCACACTGGTGTCTTCCTCGTCATTCCAGGCACGCTCCTGCCGGATGACGGCTTGGCCCCATGGATTTACGTAAACCGCTGTTGCTCGCTGTTCGGGCACGATCACGTCCTCGTTGCTGCTACTCCAATCGAAGTCATCGCCGCTCATCGCTTCTGCTCCAGGATCCGGCAGGCGCCGTACTGCTTCGTCATGTGCTGCTTCACCAGCTCGCGAGTTTCCCAAGGGACCGTGTCGTCATCGACCCGGATGACCGCGATGCCATAGCCCTGCCAATAGAACCGTTTCGTCTCGCTCGCCGGCTCCGGCGATTTGGTCTTCCACTGCTTCACGCATCGCCCCTGTCTACTGCCGGCAATCCGGGGATGCCCTCCAGGCTCGCTAGCTGGTCGAGCGCGTCCCGAAACATCTTCTCCGCGTCTTCCAGCGCTGCCTGTGCCTGACCGACCTCGAAGGCCGCCGCCAGCACCCGCCATTGAGCCTCTGCGTAATCCGTCATCACTCTCCTCCAGGCCCCGGTAACGGCGGCGCAATGACCCAAACGACCGCGCTCATGCCGCTGGCGTTCTTCGCGCGCGCCTCGGTCTTCCTGATCTCGCCGGCCCGTCGCAGTTCCGACACCCGCGGCCGAACCGATAGGATCGATTCCCCGAGCTTGTCCGCGACCTGGTCTGCGGAGAGTCCGATCGGCTCAGCCGCCTTGATCGCCCCGAGGACACGATCGCGAAGCGTCTTCGCTCGTTCGGCCATGGCTCGAGCGGCCTCTTCCGAGGTGCCGGACGATTTGAAGCCAGGTTCGGTCGGATAGTCGCTCAAACCCGCTCCTCCCGACCTTGCCGGCCTGCCTTGCCCGGCCGAGTGCGCCGCGTGCGCCGCTCCTCCGCGCGCGTACTGCGCGGAAATGGGTGCTCATCCAGCCTTTGACCGTTCTCGATGGCCCACTGGACGACGTGCACCAGATGAACCATCGCGCGGTCGACAACTGCGCGGCGCTGTTCCGGCGTGCCGGCCAGAGAATAGACCGCTTCGAAACTGCCGCGCTTTTTAGCCCGGCGCCAAACGCCCTCTCGGTGCCAAGGTCCGACTTCGGGGTGCATGACGGCAACGTCTGCCGGGGCGTCCCAATGGTGCAGCGGTTCTCTCATTCACCATCTCCATTGTTCGGGGAAAATGTGCCGTTGTGTGCCGTGCGCCGTTCCAGCGTCGGCATACGGCGCACACGGCGGACTACGGCGCTCACGGCGCTACTTTCTAGGAGCCGTCTTGTGCGCGCGCGTGATGCAGTCAGTATAGGAAGTGCGCCGGGTGTGCCGTGCGCCTTGGCTCCGCTTTGCTTATGGCCCATCAAAAGCCCGCCTCCCGGTCGTGCCATCCGGCCTTCGGCGCCCAATAGCGGTTGCCTTTGCTGTCCTTCGGGAGGCGTCGCCATTCGAGGCGCTCTAGGATTGCCGCAATCCGCCGCTGATCGGCGGTGCCAATCCGCTGCACTTCCATTTGCAGCGCGTCCCGGGCTATCTCGCTGATCAGCACCTTGGACACCGTGTCGAGATGCCGGCGGATGATCGGCTCCCAAGCATCGACCTCGAAGCGCGCTTCCTGCTCTCTCGCGATGTGCTCACGCTCGAAGTCGCCATCAGGCCACCAGGAGGCGCCGTTCCGGAACTCATGTAGTGCTTGCGCGAAAAGCTGATCCCGATCGGCGACAAGGCTGTCGCTGTCGATGCTGCCGACCTTCACCGGCCAGAAGCGTCGGCCTCCGGTTTCGTCCCGGAGGTAGTCGGTCTTGTTCGTCGTGCCGATGAAGATGCACTGGCGGGGCTGGATGATCTCTTTCCGGCCGTAGCTCGGTCGGTAGCGCTCGGTGGACCGCGTGATGAACGCTTTAAGCGCGGTGGCGTCGGCTTTGCTCATCGCCGCCATTTCGCCGATCTCGATCAGCCATTTGCCGGCGAGATGCTGATAGACGTCCTTGCCGCTCGACACGTCGGGCAGATTGTCGGAGAACCATTCACCCCCGAGAACTGAGCAGATGGTGGATTTCCGCGCGCCCTGTGGCCCTTCCAGGATCATCATGTAGTCGGCCTTGCATCCTGGGCTGAAGATGCGCGCGACCATCGAAACCAAGAACATCCGGCCGATCGCCTTGGTGTACGGCGTCGGCTCCGCACCGAGGTAGTAGGACAGCCACATGGAAAGCCGGTCCTGCCCGTCCCACACCAAGGCCGTCAGGTAATTCTTGACCGGATGATAGGACTGCTCTTGTGCGGCGAGGTCTACGGCTTGGTGGCAAGTGTCCTTGCTGATCCGCGGCAGGCCCGATAACTGCATCCATTCCTGAATGGCCGTGACATCGACGTCGGAGAGTGGGCGCGGACGCCACAAAGGATCGAGCTCAAAGTCGTCGGCCAGCTCGCCGGCAACGGGGATCGGCCGGAACAACATCGCCGCCGACAACATTTCGTCATAGCGCAGCGCGCCCTTGAACTCCGGTGCGGCCCTCAGCGCGACCATGGCGTTTGCCAGGTTGGCGATGATGCGCCCCTTGTCATCCACTATGCAGTCACGAATCCATGACGGCATGTTGTCGGCGAAGTTCGGAGGATCGAGCTTCTGCACGGTGAAGTTTGTGTGGATGATCTCGTTCATGCGCGCGACAACTTCCACACGTCGTTGAAGTCCTTTCCGATGTTCGGCGTCACCACCTTGACCGAGCGGCGCGCGCGCAAATAGCGCTTCGCACACTCATTCGTTTTCAGATCGCTTGTGGGATCGATTTCCTTGAGCAGGGTCAGCTCGGAGAGGCCTCGCAACACCGGTAGCGCCCCGATCGCACCGGCCGAACCAAGAGCCCAAGCAGGGCGGAAGCCGGCTTGTCGAGCGGCTTGAACCGTCTCGAAGCCCTCGCCCGCGGTCAGCCGGCCATCCATGCTCGGACGAGGATCGATCTTGATAGCAGCGCCCTTGGCTGGCCCGAGCATCTTGCGATCGATCTTGGCAGCGGTGGCGCGGTCCAAGAATGTGCGATGGACCGCAACCGGCTCATCGGTCAGAATGTCCCGCATGAGACAGACCATCGCCGGCAGGCGCTGGAAGTCGTCATATTTTAAGCTGCCGTGGAAGCGGACGACGGCGCCGGCAATCTCGGGATCGAGATCAAGGCTGCGCTCATTCCTCAGATACTGCTCGACAAGCGTTCCGAGCGGATTGACCGATTGCTGCCAGATCTGCTGAGCCCAAGCCCGGTTCTTGTTCGGCTCGCCGCCGTTCAGGTTGACGACGACCGACAACGGCGCGCGCCGCTCCCCTTCGTTCCCGGACTTGTAGGAGCCGAGACCGAGCGCATCGCGAACATGATCGCGGCACTTAATGGGATCGTCGCCGCAGTGGCTGAACACCACGAAGCCGGCGGGGTATCTCGATCCCAGCTTGATCGACAACGACCGATCGGATTTGCTATGTCCAGGCCCGGGCACGTTGACGCTATCGCGCCCGATAACGTCGCCGCCCATGATCTTCGCGATCTGGCGAGGAGTCAGCCCCGTCATTCGCGCGCCTCGTCTTCCAACGACGGATCGATCCAGAGTGCCAGCGCCTCAGCCCATCTGGCGCTTTTGATCCCGCAAGACAGTAAGCGTCTCGCTATGAAACGGCGCGTCACTCGCCTCCAGGAGGCGTTCGAGCCGAGATATGCGGTCACGTAGCTCTTGAAGATCATTCTTGCCTTCCGCGCGCTTCGCTCCTGCGACAGCGCGTAATTGCTCCAGCTCTTCAGCGCGGATACGCACGCGCTCGTCCTGATGCCACACGTCCCGAACGCGACTGTCCGACCATCCCTTGAGTCGCCGGGTCAGACGTCGAAACACGCCTTTGATACTCTCGCCGGCTTCGCGCTCTCCTGCGATCACTCGCAGTAGCTCCGCTGCCTCGCTCAAGGTCGCTTGACGCCCCATGATCTTTTTTTCCTCCGACAGCTTGTCGGAAAATTCCGATCGCATCTGTGTCACTCCTGTTTTCAGGAGTGAGCACAGACGGATCGGTACGCTTACGCCTACACACACTGCTTTGCGGGTCGCTTTCTGTTTGGCGACGTCGGCGACACCGCGAAATCATTCAGCGCAGGATGTCTCCTGCTGTTGGGAAGAGGATTGCTCAGATGAAGACGAGGCACCGCAGGAGCGAGCCCGAGCATCGGGCTCGCGATCTAAATCAGCTGGCGGCGATAATTCGGTTTCGTGCGTGGGACGCCGATCTGACGGCGAAGCACGGTCCGCTTTACTATCGGGCGATGGAGTACACGGTGCACTGACCCGAATGGCGCGAAGTGCAAGCCAAGAACCTAGGGTGACGACGCCATGGCTAGCCTTCTCAATCGCCTCGATCGCGTCGATTGAAGGATCTTGACGACCGCTTTCCCATCGCTGCCAGGTGCGCGCCGGGTTTCGGCCTTTTACGCCGGCCATAGCGGCGGCTTGAGCCAAGGTCAGACGGGCCTTTGCCCGCCAAGCTTTCGGGAGCACGTGCTGCGACATGCCCGATATTTAGCGGATGCGCTAAGTTTTACAAGAGGCAACATAGCGACTAGGCTATGTTTTTTATTCGCGATTTAGCTATAACGCTAAAATGGCCTTTCCTTACAATAGAATAGCCGAGGTCCGAAAATTAAAGGGACTCTCGCAGCAGGAGCTCGCCGACCTGGTGGGGGCGCACTCCGTTACAGTCAGTAATCTAGAGCGAGGGAAGCTACCGCTAACCTACGAGTGGCTGGAGCGATTCGCCGCTGCGCTAAAGACCGATTTAGGAGAGCTGATCGGCGAGGAGCCGAAGCCCCGGGTCTACGTCGAAGGCTGGATTGATGACGAGGCGTTCTTCTCGTTCCCGGGCTCAACCTCCGTCGCTGTCGATGTCGAGCTAGGGGTTGTCCCGGTCGTATCCGCTGCTTGGTACGTGATAATGGGGGATAAACTGTACCCCGCTTTTACAAACGGCGATTTGATAAGGTTGGTCCTCATCGATCACGAAAACCTAGAGGCTGTGCATAGTTGCTTCGGCCGGCTGGTAATTTTGCACACCAAAAGCTCCTCGGCAGAAATCTCTCTGGGATATCTCGCTCCGGGATCGTCGGCGGGCAAGGTCACTCTCAATCCAATCGGCAGACCCCCTCTCGTTGACCGTTCGATTAGGTCACTGCGTCTAGTGGACCGATGTTTTTACAAACCGAAGCTGCCGCGACTGCTAGGTGATACGGTCGAACACACGCTGGATGAGCTGCGTGATGCAGAGTTCGAAAAATAACTTAGCCGATCCGCTAAATAATAGTTGCGCAATTTAGCCGATTCGCTAAGATGCTTCCGTTAGCTCAACGGGGCATATCAATGATCATTTCACCGGACGACCGCCTTCCTACCTTCCCTGAGATCAAAGCCTTCGATCCCGCCGCCGCCTGGGACCGTCTCACGCCCGGTCAACAGCGCCAGATCGGAATCCTCGCCGTACAGCTCGGCGTGATCGGCGGCGTGCTCAGCTACGAGCACTCGCATCTGACGCCCGCTGAGGCGGGCGAGGTCAACAACATGGAATCCGCTCTTCTGACCGGCTTCACCGAAGCCTTCGAACCGCTGTGGGGGCAGCTCTACGGCTGGACCATCGACTGGCCGGAAGTGCGGAGGGCTGCGTGATGGCAACTCCGAACCTCGTTCTCCCCACCGGCCGCTCCGCTGCCGGCCGCAGGCCGAAGAGCAAGAGCCTTGCGGCTCTTATCGACAAGCTCAATGCGGCGGTTGTCCAAGTCGAGAAGTGGTCGCTGCGCGAAGATCGGCTTAGCTATGAATATCGTAATGCGTCGGGCCCTGTGCCGAAGGTGAAAGGTGGCACTCGCCCGCCATCTCGAATCGTCACTGATGGCAAGCCAGATATCGAGCTCGAGGGCGGAGATTGGTTCTACCACTCCCGAGAGGCAATCGAGGAAGACCGCCCGAAGGTGCTGGCGAGAGCTGGCAGCGAGGAAGAGCGCCAACAGATTGAAGGTCGGTTCGTTGCTCTTCTGGCTGATTGGGATGCTCAGGAGGCCGACCGCGTCGCACACAAGCCGCGCGGTTTGGACCATGCCAAGCGCATGCTCAGCAAAGCGCACAGCGCATGGTCGGGGGCGGAAGACGAGATCGTGAATTACCGGCCGCGCTCCATTGAAGAGGTCATGGACCTGTTGGCCTTTGCCGGCCGCGATGGAATGCGCGGCGTGTTCTTCACGCCCGAGGACGGTCAACTGAAATTCATGATGCGGAACGCAGCCGAAGTTCTCGGCGAGCACCTTCGCAGTGCTGAATAGGAGAACAAGCGATGTTGCAAGTCTCACAGAATGCGACCAAAGGCGCGGCGCCGATCATCGTCGACCTTGGAACCGAGACAAAGGCCAGCCCCCCGATTTTCCACCGGACAACGGCTCGGTACCCTGAACCGAGCGCTAAGCTCCGCAATCAAGTCTGCTTCCACGACGTCTTTTACGAAGAGAAGAAGCGGCGAGCCGCTCAGATTGTTCGTTCGATCCGTCGAGTCCGCGCCGGCGATAACGGAGTGCCCCGGATTTTTGCTGATGTGGTGGCCACGCACGCGGCTTGCATCAGGACTGATCGCGCTCTCAAAAGGAAGATGGAATCGCTTCCTGAAAACAGGAAGCTTGACTATCCGGCTGTGAGGATCGGATACAACCAACGCAATGAGCCGCAATTCTCATCCTTTCCTTCGGAAATTATCCGGCATTTCGATCGATGGATCAAAGAGGCGAAGGATGCCGGCCAGGAGGGGCGTGTCGCCTACTTGAAGGGGCAGAAAATTGAGAAGCTCAAGGACCTGAATGGGCAGTGCGAGGCCATTCTGGAAGACCAGCGAGCTTCAGGCCTGTGGAAGCTTCGTGTCGAAAGCGGCGCCCGGCGTTCCGCGTTTCACTCGCTCATTTGGGAAGCTACCAAGTGTAAACTCGACACCACATCCGATTGCACTTCTGCCGCCGCTCTCATGGGGAAGCTATCTAAGATGGCGCAGAACGACGACCGGTTCTCGATCAGCCCACACAATATCGGACCGATTAGCAATCGCATTGCGAAGCGGCTTGCTACAGTGAATCTGCGGAGGAAGTGATGGCATCGCTCCACCTTCCGACGTCGGCGAAGCGCAAGTTCACCAGCGCCGAGGTTGCCGAAATCGCCCGCGGCGCATCGGTTCGCGTTCGCCCGCATCAAGCGCAGCGTCTGATCAAGGCGGTGGCACTTTTTGAGGAGCGGCTGGAACAATACCAGCAGGCAAAGTCTGTGAGCGCCGCAGCTCGACAAGCCATGGGCAATAAGACAGAAGCCGCGTGGATCGACATCGATATCGGCCGGCCACTTTACCCAATGTACTGCAAGGTCGCCTCCGTCGCGGAAGTCAATCGGGACGAGAGGCGGGCGAAGGCAAATCGTATCCAGGAGATCGAACACTACCGCGAGGCCATCAAGGATGAGGCGCACCCGCTTTATGCTGAGCGCCTGTCCAGGCTGAACATCGCGCGCAAGGAATTGAAAGACATTCCCCGATGCGCTCGCAACGTTCGCGCCGCGGTTCGCAAGCACCTGGCCGAATTAAAAGGCCTGCACAAGCGACACGGCTACAAACAGAAGCTAGTGACGGAAAGCCGGGCTTCGGCGGCGATGTGGAGCGCCCTCGACGCTTTGCTGGTCCTGCCGATCGAGAGCATGGCTGACGCAGCCGCCGTGCTGCGGCTGACGTCCGCCGTCATCAAATCGCAGGTGATCTACCCGCAAGGGGTGCTTGCACTTCTCGACCGAGCACAATCGTACCTATCGAAAGGCGATGACCGTGATTGAGACACCGATGCCAGACACTCCCCCCTGCTCTGGTGTCGGGACGGCGGACGCGACGGGTTGCCCTGCCCCGGGCCTGTCGCGTCCGCCAATTACCCGGCTCGATGCGATGCGCGAGATCCAGGAATTGCGCTACACGATCGCGCTGCTGACCTTGAACGTAGCCGCGGCCGACAAGGCGCGCGATGCGGCACTGGTCAATGCCTCTCGCTCGGCCGCACAGGCGGACCGGGCCGAGCGCGCCGAGCAGCTGGCGTCGGCCGATCGCGACCGCTGGCGAGCTCTCGCCTTGCAGACAGAAGGCGGTTCCGGGAATGTATGCCGAAACTGACAAAAACACTCCCCTCAGGCTTGAAGAGGCCGTTAAGATCGCGTTTCCTAATGGGGGGATGAAGGTCGCGGGACTTCGCCGCGCGATTCACAACGGCACCCTGAGCCATGAGAAGATGGCCGGCAAGTATTTCGTAACGCTTGCCGATATCGAGGAGATGCGCCGGCTATGCCGCGTCGAAGCAAAGGGGCTCGGCTCCAACTTCGTGCCGCCCGGCACGATCGAGCCGGAAACGTCACCCACCACGCAACCTGGATCATCCGAGACGGCTCCAAGCAGCTCGGCACTGGATGCGCTGAACGCGAAGTTGAAAAGGCTGAGCGAGCCCTCCAAAACTACATAGACCGAAAATACAAGCCGAAGCGGAAGGAGCGGGACATAGAGATGATCCCGCTTGCCGACGTCCTGTCGATATTCATCGACGACCGTCCGGACCTCTACGTCGAGAACAGCGACGCCAAGAAATACGTTTCGCGGATGAAGCGCCTCAGTAAGTTTTGGGGCAACCTTATGCTGTCCGACGTCAGCAAGGCGA